GTACTTCGTAGATTTTGATGGCAGAAAGGTCTTGAGCTGGGACATGTTCTCAGATGGAATCATCCTCGAGGATGGCAGGATCATCCCATTCGGGCACAACGAGGATCGAGTGTTCTCGACACATCCCGATGAGAATGAGAACATCAAGAGAGACGGCAACGGGATCTACCACCACAAGGGCCGTTCCTTGTTTGATCTGCTCCGACTCAATACCGAGTGGGATCGCATAGATCTCGGCAATGAGGGCTGCGCCCAATGACTGCACTCGCAAAGCGGCTTGTCGCTTGTAAGTATTTCCGGTGGATGCCTGGGATGAGCGTTAACGGCATGGTCGTAGTGGACGCTGACGAGTCAGGTCTTGCGGTTGTCCGCAAAGGCATTGTGCAGGACTGGGGGTTAGAATATTCGTACCCCGACCTAACAGACCCAGCGACGCTGGGTTGCTTGCTTGCATTGGTTCGTGAGGCGTGGGGTAGGCCCAGAGCATTTTGCGGATATGTCGAGGCTAATCCGTCGTACTGGCACATCAACACCGGGCACGTCGGAGAAACCGAGGCCGCCGCCCTCGTCGCCGCACTGGAGGCTGCACCATGACAGCAAAGGCGCTCTTCCAGACTCACCCGAGTCTGGAGGGGCTGCCTATCGGCTCTTTTCGTTACGCAAGTCAGGCCTTCGTGCGTAGGAATCTTCCTACGCACATGGTTGAGCTGTTCGAGAAGATGTCCGAGGGCATAGAAGAGCCACGACTGACCTACCACTTCAGGTTCCTAGAGCCAGAAGGTCGGTTTGGGCACGGTCGGTGGCATTGTGATGGGCGCGAAGAGCCCGATGAGATCCACCGTCTTCTGACGATTGGAGGAGTCCCCACCCTCGGCAGAGACGGGACAGTCCTCCATGCCGGAACGGTGTGGGAGTACGGCGGGGCCTATGAACACCGGGCCCGAGCAATAGAGGAGGGCTGCTGGCGACTCATGATGAGGATCAGCAAGACCAACATGATCTACCGAAACCATTGGAGCAGGAAATGAAGACCAAGTTCTGGAAGACGACAATCGTCTTCGAGGTGTTGACGGAGGACCCTACCAGCCCGCTACCGGATGACATGGGGTTGAGCGACATCATCCACATGACCATCCACGGGCACGCTTCCGGCAATGTGACCGACATGGAGTCCGTAGAGGTCACCCACGAAGAGATGAAGGTGCTCCTGGAGGAGCAGAGCTCAGACCCTGAGTACCTTACTCCGTACGACTGGGAGGAGGAATGAGCTGGGGTAACAATGAAGTTCAGTTCGCACGTCTTCTGTGCGAACTGATCGCCAGTGACTACAACGTCACAGACGCGGCAAAGTCGATGGACCTTGAAGTGAAGGACATCAACGAGCTGCTGGACCGAGCGCACACCGTGTGGGAGCGCGCAAAGATTGAGGGGCCGCCCACCCCCTACGAGATGGACGCCAAGGAAGGCGACACCCGCTATTGGCTGGGGCTCCCTCACGGACTTGATGTTGGGCTCCTGCACAACGACGACGGAATCAGTGTCGCCCTCTGGGTCAACTCAGACGAGGACGCCGCGCGGGCAGATGTGTGGTGGGACTGGGCCGACCTCCTGTCTGCGGAAGAGTCCGGACTAACTGTGTCCGAAAAGGAAGAGGAAAATAAGTAATAAGGCATTTAGTAGAGAAAAGTAACTCTACAACTACCGAGAGGAGCTTTTCATGCCCGCAAAGAAGACAAAGAAGACACCGAAGACACCAACGGGGGCAGGAGCCTCGGTTGCAAAGGCCATCTGGGTAACTCCAGAAATGGCCACGTCTTGGTTGGACAAGAACCTCAACAACCGTACGATCAACAACCACAGAATCTCCAGATACGCGAAGGACATGGCTGCAGGGAACTGGAAGGTTACGGGCGACGCCATTCGCTTCGCAAAGAGCGGGAAGCTGCTGGACGGCCAGCACCGCCTCCGGGCCTGCATTGAATCGGAAACTCCGTTCCAGAGTGTGGTGTTTACGGGAGTAGAGGAGGGGGCCCAACTGGTCATGGACCAGGGAATGGGAAGGACGCGGGGCAGTCAACTCAACATCCTGGGGTACAAGAGGGGACGTGACCTCGCCGCGGCGTGCTCCGCCTACTGGCGGATGGAAGGAGGAAGGCGAAGGATCCTCACTCGGGCATCAAGCCCTTCCAACTCGGAAGTGTACGACCTTCTCGAAGAAGTGCCTGCTATTCAGGAATGCCTGGCTGCGTACTTTTCGCACAAGAGCCAGAGTGGGGTTCGGTGCCATTCCGGGCCCTCCATCGCCATGTACGTCTACATGCGCAGCTGGAACAAGGAGAAGGCAGACACCTTCTTCGAGAAGTACCTGACAGGAATCGGCCTCGAGGAGGGTTCTCCGGCCCTGGCGCTACGAGAGAGGATCCTACAGTACCGGCACAAGGGCTTCCGGATCACGCATGATGAGTTCATGACGTGGCTGGCCTACGCATGGAAGGCAGAGATCCGAGGGAAGAAGCTTCGTAGGCTCTCCCCCAAGTACCGGCTTCCGATGTTCCCAGGAAGTCCTGATTGGGACGCCATGGGAGAGGAAGAAAGCTGAGAGACGAGAAGACGGCCCCTTTCGGGGGCCGTCTTCTTTGAAGCTTTTAGTTCTTCTTTTTAGTAGTCGATGTGGTGACCGGAGCAGGCTCGGCAGGAAGAGACTTCTGCACCGGAGCAACAGCTGTTGCCATGATGTCCAGCAGACGGCTCAATCCCTCAGGAGGCCCGTCATCGCGCGCTGCGACGTGGACTGTGTACTTAGCACTGTTGTCTGAGCTGCGGGCACTCTCCTTGTGGCTGGCCACAGAGCCCGTCACTCGCACACTGGCCTTACCCCATCCCCATCCCGCAGAAGCGGAAGCCTCTACTCCAGCCTTTACGTCCTTAGAGCTCTTCTCCTGGAAGGAAGACTTGACCTCCATCTCGAAATCAATGGAGACCTCCTTCACTGAGAGGGAAGGCACGTTGACGAGAGCGAGAAGAGGGGCCTGGATGGAAATGTCCTCTTGAGTAGAGGATCCATCAGGGTTCTGGGCCGGACGGCTCATACTGAAATCGACAGTACGGGCAACCTTATTCTCCGATCCATCCTCAGAGTTCAGGCCGACCTGGTCGATGAAGTCTGCTGCAGCCTTCGCCAGGATCACCTGCGCGTCGCACGCTGCCAGCAGGGGAGCACCGATGAGGTCCGCCATTGGAAGTCCGGAGAATTGATCTCCCATATTCACGATTTCGTTAGCCATTTGTATGCCCTATGGAATTGTCTTTAAGACTTGATTGTTGAGCCGGATCACACCTTCTGGTGGCTCTGTTCCTTCGAAGGTGATGCTTATCTTAGCAACTGTGGCGTCGTCTGCGGGGGCAGCGCCGCGCTTGAAGTCTAACGCCATGCGCCGCCCTCGGCGCCTTCCGATCTTCTGGGAGAACGCTCCCTTCCTCGCTCTTTGGGCGAGTGGGGCCCTCTCTGCCTTCTTTTGGGGCTTAGATTCCCTCTCCTGGGGCTCATCTGCCTCGTCCGTATCCAAGGAAGAAAGCTTGGCCTCGAACTCCACTTTCAATTCTTTAATCTTCATTGCTCCCAGTGACGCCAAAGTCATGAGGGGCACTTTGATCATAATGTCCTCTCCGCCAGGGCTGGGAACCCACACATCCTGCGTAACGGCGCGGGTCTTTCCCGTTTCTTCATCTTCCTCGAAGAACCGCCCCACTAGGTCAATGTGGTGATCTTCCGCGATCTCCTGTGCCTCAATGACGGCGTGCTGAATCGCATTAATTAGGTCGTCTAGTGACTCGGCCATTTCTACTCCAAAAGGGCTCTTTTTGGGTCATAAGGATATTGAACGTAAACTCTAACTAACTGGGAGTCTCCCATCGGAATGTACACCGGAGTGCGGTTTCAAGCACAAGTAACAGAAGAAGCCCGAGAGGTCATCTCTTGGTGCCAGGAAGACAGGCAGAGTCGAGGGTGGCACGAAGCGGCCGAGAAGTTCGATGTCCCCTGGCTCGCGGACTGGGTACGAGTTGGCCGCTGCGACTTCATTCCCTGGGGCTCTCTCTGCTATCTCGGAGGATGGGCCGGGGAGGAAGAGCAGTACTCCAGACTCAAGGGAGCCTCCTGGGAGGTGCTGTGCTCCCTCAAGAACTACCAGGATGAGATTCGCACATTCTGCGAAAACATCCTTCCGCACATGATCGAATCCGAGACCGTCGTGGAGTCCCGGTACGAGGAATCGGATCACTCTGACTTCTACACAATCACACCAACAAGAAAGTAAAAGATGGACGAACTACTACTCCCCTGCGCAGTAAAGGCATGCACGCACTTCTGCGGAGGAAAGGACAGAGAAGATCTGAGCCTGATACAGGTCCGATCCGAGAGCGGCTCCCCGTCGCTGGTAATGGAGGCCACGAACGGGCACACGGCCATCCAAATTACAATGAACAACCAGGAGTTTGAACTGGATGACTTCGTCATCGCCTATGAGCTTGGCGCCCTCAAGGGGTGGATGAAGACAGGCGAGTACCCAGAAGAAACAGAAGCTCGACTGCCCGACATCACGAAGGCAGTGGAGCGTGCCAGGGAGATAAGGCAGGACGATGAGTTTTGTGACTCTCTGATGCAGCTGAAGTTCTGGACAGAGACGAACTTGGCCCTTCGGGCACTGTTCAAGGAGAACGTAAACATCCATATGTCTGCCCCCGAAAATGTTGAGGTGGCTATGGCGATCTTCGTCGAAGGGGAGAGTCGGGACGGAACCCTGGTTGTGGCGGAGATATTCATTATGAGGATGCGACCATGATGACCATGATGGCTGTTGCGGGGCCTGAGCTCACAGAGAGGCTGGCTCGAGATGGGATCGAGGACGTAGAGTCCCTATATGAGCTCTCCCTTCGGGAGATCACCAAGATGTACGGGAAGATGGCTCTGCGGGACATCCAGGATGGCCTGAGCGGTGCCGGTCTACCGGCCTTGGGGGAAATGACCCTGGTCATGTGGCCATCCTCCCAACTCTGTATGGATTGCACCCACGGGTGCTTCCTCATGGTGCTGCCCAGCAGCACCTATGGGTGCGCGGACCTGCAGATCCTCGGACCCTGTGAATCAACCTGTGAGGGCTTTACGCCCAAGGAGAAAAGCGATGAAGAATGATCCAATCGCAGACCTAGAAGCTCTAGATAAGCGCTGGCCTGGCCTTTTCGATGTGTGGCGGGCCATGAACGGCCACGGAGAACTTGCGGACGGCTACGGGAAGGTGATGGAGGTAGAGGTCCGTATGGCCGAGGACCCGGAGTTTGCCCAGGGGGTCGAGTCCGTGGCAAAGGCCGTGGCCCAGATGCTTGCCCAGGACGATCCTACCTACGCCGAATGGCTAGAGAAGAACGGCTTCATCCACAAAGGGTTGATAGACATGAAGGCCAAGGTTCTAGAGTGCGAGTCCGTCCTCAATAGCGTGGACTCCAGCAGGGAAGAGATTGAGAAGGCAGTGATGGGCCTCAAAGAGGTCCGCGCCGCGTCTCAGAAGTTTGCAATAGCCAGGGAGGCAGGACTAGTCCGAGCTGCCGCCATGATCAACGAAATGAACTAGGAGAACACATGCATCTGCTGTGGGGAAAGTTTCTCGCCTCAGTACATGAGGTGCGGGGGGACAGGGCACGAGTGTCCTTTCATCACCCCTCCGAGAGTGCGCCTGTCAGCATGTGGGTCTCCACATCCGAGGCAGGCATCCTTCCAAAATCAGACCTCTTCTTCTCTGGAGGAGGGATTCAGGGCGCATGCCACGACTGTGGCTGCGCCTTCGAGGAGTGTGAGTGTGCCTAAAATAGACGTAGAGAAAGAACTCGTCAGCGCGTGCCTAGACATGCGCTGGCGAGACAGACAGGACGGAATGGAGCGTCTGCTGAGCGCTTTGAGCTGGTGGCTTGACACCAAGGGCGAGAACCCTGCCGCGTTGGTGATCTCCGGGATCAAGAATGACTTCGAGTTCAACCGACACGCTACGCAGGCGCTGGAGCATGCTCTCAACACTACGGACTCCGCCGATCTGACGGAGTTGCTTGCGGAGTGGGATCGCCTGGTCCTCGTGGAGAAGGCCTCCCTTGGGGAAGAATGAGACAAGGGTGGGGCCACTTGGCCCCACCCTACTTCTCTTTAGGTGCTACTCGCTCTCCTCCGAGGGCACGGCGGGAGCTGCTTCCTCTGCGGGAGCTTCTGTAGCCTCTTCCTCTGCGGGAGCTTCTTCCTGAGCAGTCTGCTCAGCGGGCGCGTCCTCTGCGGGAAGGGAAGGGGTCATCTGGCAAGAACCGTAAGCGGTTCCGATAACCAAAGTGGTCCCGACAACACCCAGGGTGATCTTGTGCTTCTTTAGAAAGTCAGAAACAACTGACATGCTTCCTCCTATTTAGGATTGGGCATCTTCGCAGATGCTTGAAGCCTCGAACATTTAACGAGGACTTCGGACAATAAACCGAAAGTAGGGGGCGGTCAAATACGGCGGAAACCGAGGCATAACCATTTCGAACCTAAAGGAGGATTAAAATGGCTACAGAATTCGGACATTCCATAAGGGGCGCCCGCCACTACGACCACACGATGCCCAGCATCGCAAAGAGTCTGGCAAAGATCGCAAAGAGCCTGGAGATCCTCTCAGGAAGCAAGGAAGACGAGATCGTGAAGAAGGCGCTTCACGATGCGTTAGACGCGGTCGGCGGTCGGTCAATCGACCTCGCGAATATGATCGACGACCTGGAACGAAAGGAGGACGACTAATGGACACGTACCGTTTGTGCGTGGACTTTCCAGACGCAGAGTCTCTGTTGAACTTCGTCGAGAACTGCAACACCTTCCAGCTGACTGCCTCCCCGGCGGGGGCTATGAAGATGGACTCCCTGCACGAGAAGGTTGGGGGCGAGTGCCCTCAGAAGTTCATCCTTCGAAATCTACGAGAGGATGGGCCCTTTTTAGTCATCCGCGAGGTCCGCACGACCGAGGCCGTGCTGGAGAAGCACACCCTGGTCCGGGTCGAGTGGGACACAGATGATGAGGAGGTAGAGCTACCAGAGCTAATCCTGGTCCCCGCCCACATTGAGGACGTCCGGATCTCTGACTGGCTGTCCGACAGGCACGGATGGCTGGTCCTATCCTGGAAGGAGGAATCAAGATGAGCTACGACGCAAGTGACATCCAAGTCCTAGAGGGGCTTGAGGCTGTCCGGAAGCGCCCCGGTATGTACATCGGAGGCACAGACACCCACGGCTTCCATCACCTACTGTGGGAGATCGTGGATAACAGCGTGGATGAGGCCATCGCAGGCCACGCTACGAAGATCGAGATCGACTTGCAGGAGCGAGAGGCGTCCGTCACAGACAACGGACGCGGCATTCCTTACGGAAAGCATCCCAAGACGGGGCAGTCCGCCTTGGATGTCATCTTCACTAAGCTGCACGCAGGAGGCAAGTTCGGTGGAGGGGCGTACAAGACCTCCGGCGGCCTGCACGGGGTAGGCTCGAGCGTAGTCAATGCGCTCAGCTCGGAACTGGAAGTTGCTAGCACCCGTGGGGGCCATACGGCGACGCGTAGGTTCGCGCGAGGCAAGACGAAGGGGAGACTGAAGAAGGAGTCCGCGCCAAAGAGGGCCCATGGGACATTTGTACGCTTTGTGCCCGACGAAGAGATCTTCGGGAAGCTGTCGTTCAAGATGCCTGTGGTCCTGGAAAGGCTCCGAGTCAAGGCGTACCTAACTCCGGGCGTGACGTTCTCTCTCCGGTACAAGGGACAGGAGGAGTCCTTCTGCTTTGTGGGAGGTCTGCGAGATTACCTAAGTCATACCCTGGAGGAGACCGAGGATGAGATGGTCACGGAGTTCCCGTTCTCCGTTTCCATCGACGATCCTCGGATTCAGGTCTCTCTGGTGTGGACCGACTCGGCCAGAAGCGACGTACTGTCTTTCGCCAATGGTATTCCTACTCAGGACGGCGGAACCCATGAGAAGGGGCTGGATCACCTCATCGTCTCTAAGATCCGAGACGTAATGCGAGAGCACCCAAGTGTTCCCAAGCGATTGAAAGTTGTCCCGGATGACATCAGAGAGGGATTGCTGGCGTTCATCTCTGTATTCGTCGAAGAGCCCCAGTTCCAGGGTCAAACCAAGGACAGGCTTAACAATCCGGAGATAAAGAAGCGGGTCCATGAGGCCCTGTCTGCCCCGTTCGAGATGTGGCTGCGGGACAATCAGCGTCAGACGGACACCATAGTCCTGCGGGTGATCCAGTCTGCAAAGGCCCGTCTTGCCGCAAGGGACGCCAAGGTCAAGGTCAAACGGGCCACGCCCACGTCTAGGCTAATCCTTCCCGGAAAGCTAGCCGACTGCAGCTCTACAGACCGGGATAAGACGGAGCTGTTCCTGGTGGAGGGAGACTCCGCCGGGGGGTCTGCGAAGATGGCCCGGGATAGAAAGACCCAGGCCATCCTGCCCCTTCGAGGCAAGATCTTGAACTCGGAGAGTGCTCCGCTCTCCAAGGTCATGAAGAACGAGGAGCTGAGAAACATTGTGACTGCCATGGGGTGCGGCATTGGCGACTCATTCAATCTGAACTCGTTGAGATACGGGAAGATCGTCCTACTGATGGACGCGGATAGCGACGGGCACCACATCTCCGTTCTGGCGCTCACGTTCTTCTACCGGCACCTGCCGGAGCTCATAGAGGAGGGGAAGGTCTACCTGGCCGTCCCTCCGCTATACCGAGTGACGTACCGGACAGAGTCCTTCTGGATTGACGATGACGCATCACTGAAGAGGCTCCTTAAGAAGAAGAAGGGGACCCCCGAGATCACCCGGTTTAAGGGGCTGGGGGAGATGCCTCCCTCCATCTTGAAGATGACCACAATGGACCCAGAGGGCAGGACTCTTAACCGAGTAGAGATCCCGGACGGAGCAGCATTGGAGACGGAAGCGGTAATCTCTGCGATGATGGGTAAAGATCCCTCGGCGAGATATGAGATACTGACCACTCTCATCCAGAGCGGCATTGCCCATCCTGGGCTAGATTTATAGGCCTCAGGGGGCGACACTTATCTGTCGCCCCCTTTTTAGCTAAAACTTGAGGACCGGCATGTACCAATCTTCCAGCTCCTCCTTCTCAGAGGTCGCAACCCCCAGAGGCAGAAAGTCTTTGCGTGCAGGCAGGTCCCAAGTGAACGGCAAAGGCGCTGCGCGGGTACAGAAGGAGAAGAACGGGACCATCGTGAAGGATGAGCTGGTCCTCTTCGACAAGGAAGGGATGCACCCCGATGTCCTTCACTTCTTTAGGGACGAGCTTGAGAAGCAGGCCATCAGCCCAGGCTTTGCCGTAAAACACTGGAACTCTCCAGGTATCCGAGGCAGCACGGCTAGGGGATACGGGAAGCTGTTCGGCCCCGGCGGGGCGCTGAACCCAGAGAGAGTGAACAGATTGAACACGGCAGCCCACAATGCTGCCCGACCAGAAGTCTTAGCGATGGGGCCGGAGTTCGCCATGGCGACCGCTAAGGGCCTAGGTAAGGCAGAAGCAGCAAAATCCCTTATCCCGGCAATCAAAAAGAACCCCAGAGTGGCGGATATGGCCACGTACTGGGAACAGAATGTGCCGAGCCACCTATTCGGGGAGTGGTACGGCAAGGTAAAGGACACCGCAGGGCCTGCGGCTACCCACATTCTCGGGCTGTGACCCACGCCGTAAGCAGACTGCACCATTTACTTCAATGAGATATGATTAGGCCTGCGAAATCTTAGGAGCTTACACGATGCCCAAGAAAGTTTACACCCGCACGGGGATTGCCGGTGACACGGCGGCCGACCGCAGGCTCCTGAATGTTGGGACTGATCAGCCCTACCTGGGGGACATCCCCTCCTCTACTAGACTTACCGATGAGCCCTCGGCCTCGGGCGATGGCATCTTGCTGCAGCGAAACGAGTTCCTGCATCTGTTCTTCAACCTGACCTCCACTGAGCCCACAGCGTACTACACGCTCCAGATCTGGTGGTATTCCCCCATCAGCGGCCGGTGGCACAAAGGCGAGACGCTGACGATCAACGCTGACGATGTTTCCACTATCGAAGTGCAGGGCATGGATCGCATCTACGTGCAGGTGACCAATGTCAGCTATGGGGCGGACACAGCTACCACTCTCGAGGCGTGGCTTGGCTTGGTGGTACCGGTATGAGCCGGAGCATCCACAGACGCGCACACCGAACGGGCCTGGTCAGCGCAGACATCTTCCGGCCTGGCGTGGACGATCTGACTCAGCTGGCGGCTCTGGCCCCCAATGATATCTGGGACGGCACCCTGATCCACGTCAGAGACCTGAATGGCATTTACGCATACGACCTAGAGTCCGTTGCGGTCGATGACGGGCTGACCGTGATCACTCCCGCTACGGCAGTTGGTCGGTGGCTTCAGATCGGGTTCGGGGGCACAAGCTCTGCTACCTCCGGTACCGCAGACAAGTGGATTGATGTCACCAAGATCACCTCGTCAGAGACGATCACGGTCGACGTCTCCCTGGCAAGTGATTGGCCTCAGGAAGTAAGACGCGACACCATCGACGTGGACGGCGTCTTAGATGTAGTAGATGGGTACGTTCTGTCGGGCGATTACCCTCTAGAGATCTCTGGGCAGACTCAGGGCGACGTCCTGTACTTTGACGGTAGCTCTTGGGTCCGTCTTGCGGCAGGTACGGCAGGGAAGGTCTTACAGACCAATGGTCCTGGGGCGTACCCCTCATGGGAAAGCAGATCTCCTCGGATCGACACTCACCGAGTCGATCTGGGAGACCCAACTCCGTCGGCCGTAAAGACCTACAATGGCTGGGTAAACTCCGACAATACCGTTCTCACTAAGGTACGGGTCATCTGCAGCACTCAAAACACCGTGGGTACTCTTGAGTTAGACATCAAAGACTCCACAACTGCTTCCGTGTTGAGTGGGGCGGTAGACATGAATACCCTGACAGCAAATACTGTGCTGAACGTGCCTTTGACGGGCACTGCCTCGTTGCTGCAGTTCTCGGACCTGGAGACCTGGTCTATCGACCTAACCGCGTCTGGCGCTAGCGATGCGGAAGGCGTTAGAGTAGAGCTGCAGTTTGAGGTATCGGCCTGATGTTTCTTACGCTTGCTGTGAAGATCTCGCAGTACCGAACCTTCTAACTTTCGCTCGAGGTCTCTCATGGCAGGAAAAGTTCTCGCCCATCAGTTCGTATTTAAGTCCACCGTCACTCCCACGGGAGTAGGGGCAAGCACCCTGTCTCTGTGGACGGACGGCACCAGCTTCTACTTCACGGACTCATCCGATGTAACCACCGCCTTGGGCGGTGGAGCCACTCAGACGCACATCGCAATCAGCGATAATTATGGCTCTGGGGGAGTACCTGCGTACGCCTTCGCCGTGTACGAGGGAGCTAACTACTACATGCGCGCGGATACTACCGATGGCGCAGAGTTCCTGACCCTCGGCCTGACGGGCATGGCCACCCAGACTACCCAGGTAAAGGGTGGAGCGATTGACGTTGCCTCGGACTCTACAGTCTCCCTGACTGGCGTAGGAAACGTAGAGATTGACAGCTCTGGCGGGAACACCACCATCAAGGGCAGCTCCGTCTACCTGGGAGAGCCCTCATCCGTCGACCCCGTTTACGTGGCAACTTCTGGTGCCCGCAATGTCTACGTCGGCAGCGTCACTGCCGTCGAGACCCGATTGTGGGGCGCCGACTCAAAGGTCACCCTGTCCTCTACGGGACTTGCTCTGACAGTCAAGGACGGTGCAGAGCTTACGGTGCAGACGCAGTCCGGGCACACACTCTTCGCCACGGATTTCGCCTCCTCGAACAACATCACTATTGGAGATGTGGCGGCCTTTGCGGATCAGGACCTGAGCTTGGATGTCCGAGAGGTTCTCGTTCCTGGAACTCTGGCAGTCACCGGAACCTCCGTCTTTACTGGAGAGGCAACCTTCGACAACGACATCGTTCTGAACGACGGAGGATCGCTAAAGGAAGGCGGAGGCACTGCCGCCCTCAGCTTCGACGGGGACGGGCATGTTACGAAGATCGGCCAGTCTACTCACACCACCAGTCACTACCTACAGTGGGACGGTGCCAAGGCCGTTTGGGCTGCAGGGTCCGGCGGTGGTGGCGCGTCTCAGCTCAGCGACCTGAGCGACGTTGGCGATACCTCTGGAGTGGCAGATAACAACGTTCTGATCTACGACCAGAGCTCCGGGGAGTTTGAAGTTTCCAGCGTGTCCACCATTCTGGGACACGGGGCGCTGAACGACTTGAGCGACGTAAACTCTCCTGCCCCTACCGATGCCCAGGTACTCACCTGGGTGAATGGGTCCACGGAGTGGCAGCCTACTACTCTTGCTCTGGGGGCAACGACTCTCAATGCGCTGACAGACGTCAACGCTCCCAGTCCGGCGGATACTCAGCTGCTGTCTTGGGACAATGCCACCTCAATGTGGATCCCCGTAGCAGGCTACTCCAACGCCGACGCTATTGCTGCCGTAGAGGGAGAGGCCACTCTAGGCCTGACCGGCGCAGTTACTACGGAGGACGGCAGCGGCTCCGTATGGGCAGCAGTCGGTGGAGGCGGTCAGGCAGTCTTCTCGGATGAGATCAGCACCGCGGGAGGAGGGACTGAGTTCTTCATAACAGATCTGAAGACCGACCTCTCTATGGAACCGGGGTATCGCTACGACATCTCCTTCGCAGGGTTCCTGGATAACACCACAGGCACTATCCCATCGTCCTGGCATCCCGCAGTGATGTTCAGCGACGGAAGTACCAACAAGGTGTGCTTCGCCACGAAGAGGGGCGCAGATTCCTCCATGTCTTCGGATGAGCATCTCCACTTCATGGTGCACCTGTCTGTATTCGTCGCAGACGATCCCATCGACGGCGTGACCAAGCGCTATCTAATTCCTTCGGGAAGGGCAAACATCACCAGTAGTGATCCCGCGTCCAACGTAGACCTGTCTACTGGGATTCTGGGGTGGGATCTGGGCGGAAATCGCCCAGTTGCTCTCCCCGCCGGGTCGCACGGATCAAACGCCGTAGCAATGCAGACCCCCGACGACTCCCTGATTGAGGTCAACTGTGGGTTCGTGTTGGGCACTGGCGGAGCGCACAGTAGTTTCCACAACGTAGAGCTTGTGATTACTGGGGCATGGATCAACAGCTTCCCTGGCCTCGCTGTCGCAGCAGGTGCCGGAGCCAACTGGCCCGCATAACTCCAGCTAAAGAATCCCCAAAAGCAATGCCCCCAGGACCTTACAGTCCTGGGGGCATTCTTCTTTGGTCTATCGGATCCCTACAGGATCCCGATTCTCACCGCTCGCATGTGGTTTCCCATATTCAAGATCTCAAAGATCCCGATGGACGATGGACCGATCTTCCAGTAGGCGAGGACGGGGAGTCCTGCCGTAGGGAAGCGCTCTAGCAGACTCACTTAGACTCCTCGAAGGAGAGGATCTCATCGACCTCATCATCACTGATGTCCCCGTCTACCCAACGAAGGGAGTGGGCGAGGCCTCGGGCGACTTCTGAGCCCTTCTCGTCTGCGCACTTATCGGCACGCTGAAGGATCTTGCGCCGGGCCTTCTTGCCGGGCTTCTTCTCCTTGTCCTTGTCCGCAGAGTTGCGCGCATCCTCGACCGTGATCTTTTCGTTGTGCTTGCGTGCCTTCTCGAGCCACTTGACCTGGTCTTCCTTGCTCAGGTTCTTTGCCAGCTCATACGCTGCGATGAAGCCAATCCATCCTTCTCGGAGGGCCTGCTTGACTTCGTCACTGGCCTGGTCGTGGAAGGTGACTCGCTGAGAAACCCAGCTAGCAGACCGATGTAGACGATCTGCAATCTCAGACTGGATCACTCCGTCCTGCGTGCAGCCGTAGATCCACGCCGAGATGTCCACCTCATCGACATCCTCGCGGTCGATGTTCTCACTCGCATTTACGTACCGAGCCTCGTGAACGGTGCCTGCGAAGGTGACGCAGGGAATGCCGTTCTCCAGGAACTCATCGTCCTCTCGACGAATCATTCTGATGGCCTGAAGACGTCGCTCTCCCGCGACAAGCTCTACGATGGGCTCTCCGTCTTCATCTTCTCCGGGCATCACGATCAGAGGGACCATAAGGCCATCACGCTTGATGGCCTCTGCCAACTCTTCGATCCTCTCTCGATCGAAGTACGTCCTGATGTTGGAGATCGATGCTCCGATTTGGATTTCTTCTGCAGGAATCTCTGTCGTATTGGTATCAAACAGGCTCATTTTTCCTCTTGCTCCAGGGGTTAAGTTGCCGGGCAATAGTATTGTGACCGCGTTACTCGTCCTTTTTACGCAGGTGCCCCAGCCACTTCTTGGGCAAGTACAGGGTGTAGCCAAAGACACCGCGGGCACATTCCGAGAGGATATCCACGCAGAGGTGTTTCTCGCTCTCGGAGAAATCAATAGATGTCTCGTCTGTGATGACCTTCTGAATGGTCATCTCCATCTCCTCCAATAGTTCATCGGAGAAGGTCTCGTGTCTGCCCACCTGCCGGGCAAGCATGGACTGGAGAAGGCCGAGAGAGACTCGGTCTCCTTCCATCTTAGGGGCCGGGATGCAGCCCGTCTTCTTCCACAGGGGGAAGACATTATTCGTAGACATGTGCGAGAAGCTCCTCCACCTCGGTGTCATCCCAGGACTCCAGGAGAACTCGCGCCAGCTCTTCCGGGGGGATGTGTAGGGCGAGCAGGGGATTGAGGAAGGTGACGGCCCCCTTCCCGCTCATTGCTACGACTGCAAGCCTGTTCGAGCCCAGCATAGTCATGAGCAGGTCCCCGACACCCGCGAGGACCTGCTCCTTGCTCATCGCAGAGAGGTCGATGTCGTCGTCTTTGGGATCTTCCATGGGGTCAGGGTATCCAGAGTGTGAGCACAGCGCAATATTTGTTAGCACAAAAATCGAAGATGCGCGTCATAAGAGTTTTGTGGAACGAACCACATAGCACTCGGAGATGAAAATGGGAGATATTCCATTCGTACGGCTTAGCGCCGAAGACCTGGTACCTGACCACGACGACCTGTTCGTGGATACTGGAATTGTGGGGACCCTGGAGGAGTTGGCCTGGGGAGATCCTCTAATCCTGAAGGGCCCCAAGGGCACGGGCAAGACCTTGGCCATCGAAGAGTTCTGCTCGGAGATTGGCGCGTCCCGTGTCCGGCAGAACTGCAACAGCGAGACAGACACGCGGGACCTGATCGGCACCTTCGGCATGCAGGGAGACAGCGTTTTCTTTACGCTGGGCACCCTGACTACTGCCATCGAGGTGGCGAATGAGACTGGCGCATGCGTTCTGATCTTGGAGGAGATCAACACCCTCCGCCCAGAGATGCACTCCGCCCTGTTCAGCGTCGCTGACTTCCGGCGTGCAGTAGAAGCCCCGTTCCTGGGCAAGACCTTCAAGGTGAACAAGGGCTGTCAGTTCTGGATCGTCGGTACGATGAACCCGGGCTATGGCGGCACTTACTCCTTGAACGAGGCGTTGCAGTCGCGCTTTAACTTCGCGGAAGTCTCGTACATGGACGAAAAGGACGAGTCCCGGCTACTGGAGGCGCAGTTCTCTTCTCCCGCAGCGGTCAATGAGCGGAGACTCGTCAGCCGTCTACTGACCCTGGCGGGAGAATCTCGTACCGGGGAATGGGACTACGCCCTCTCCACTCGTGACCTCTGCTACCTGGTCCGCCTTACAGAGCGAATCGGGAAGGAGAGGATGTTTCGCATCCTGGAGGCCAAGTTCGAGCCGGACCATAGGGACAAGATTCGAGCTCGAATTCAGAGCATCTTCTCCGTCAACATCGCTAACGTGAAGCTATGGGAGCCCGCATGTTCGGTACTTTCGAAGAGCTGACCGGGTGGTTCACCAACCGGGCAAGGAAGGCCGACATGGACTCGGTCCTTCAGTATCTCAACACCTGCGTAGAGGAGGAAGCGGAGTATCTCTTGGAGGGCGAACTTCGCAGAATGGAGCGGTCTCGAAGGAGCAGTAAGCTACTCCGACAGTGCGAGGCGGAGGCCCAGGAGCAGTACACGGAGGATGTGACGTCCATGCTCGAGTCCGATGCCCCCATGGGGCACTGGACCGTCATCAGCTACCGGCGCAAGCCAAAGGCCTGGGCAATCGCTGGGGCAATTAAGGAGAGGATGAAGAAAGAAAATGACTGGTAATCGAACCCCCCTCGACCTGGGGGCAATGGGAGGGACGCCTGGGGAACTGCTGGAACGTATGCAGATCCTCACGGCCACCTTCTCTAAGATGATGGGGAAGGACTTTGACCTGGTCAATGCCCCGTCTGGAAGCACAGACTGCGCCACATTCTTCCGGGTGCCTCTCCAAGACCCGGAGGCATACCTCATCCTGGAGCATGAGATCAGCCACCCATTCGGGGGCACAGACCTCGAGCTGACGGAGGCTTTCCGTGAGAAGGCGGTAGAGCGGCTACTGAAGAAAGCCAGCATTCCCAAGACCCACCCGGACGCCATTCCCTATACAGCTAAGCTGGAGGGCCTGGTTCATCACCTGTGGAACGTCCTGGAGGACTGGCGGTGCTGTTCGGTGTGGGGAGAACTGTACGCTGGAGGTGCAGACCTTCTTCGGCAGAGATGGCATGACATTGCGGCAAACGACATGGAGGATCAGGCTGAGAAGGACTTGATCTCCTACCTGGGAAGAATCGCTGCCGGGGTGGAGACCCCTGGCGCTCCCGATGAGTTCAAGGCATGTGCCAAGCATATGAAGATTGCTCGCTCGAGAGTAGAGCTTGTAGACAACAAGGCGTGTATTGCCCTTACGTCCCGCCTAGTCGACGACATCGCCGATGAGCTGTTGAAGCAGTTCCCGCCAGATCCGCAGCAAAACAGCACCCGACAGCAACAGCAGCAGATGAAGCTGGACCTGCTGAACAAGGCCATCTCCAACATGGGAGATTCGGGAAAAGGCCACGGGGATAACGAGGACAATCCACTTGGAGGGAAAGACCTCCAGCCCGAGAATGACCCTACTGGCAGGAAGAGGAAGAAGAAGGTCTCCGCCAAGAAGCTGCTTGAGATCCAGAAGCTGATGACAGCCAAGGACGATGACAGCAAGACCGGAAAGGACGGCTCGAAGGAAGACTCTTCCCTGGAGAAGCTCCTAAAGAGCGGGACTGAGAAGATGTTCTCCCGAATTCAGGTAGCCAAGAAGGAGCTGGGGAAGGCTAAGAAGAGCCGAAAGCGTGGGCAAGAGGACATCCTCCTGTCTGCAGCCAAGGTCTCCGGCATTCGGGGATCTATGGTCACCCCCTCCCAGAGACTTCCTAGTCCCACGCCTCGGGCGGCCCGCATGCGCAGGCATCTCGAGAACGTGAAGATGAAGAAGGAGATGCGTAGGGCCTGGACAGGGCAAGACCTGGACATTGAGTCCGTGATCAACGCAAAGATCTCGAACTCGTTTTCTACGACCAAGCTCTTTAAGGAGACTCGTAAGTACGGAGGCATGGACCTGTTGGTCCTGATGGACGTGTCCGGGTCCATGGCTGGGTGGGGCATGGACCTCCTGGACCAGGCAGTCGCTAATATCGACTTTGCCTGCAAGGGAGTGAATGTCCGACTTCAGCTCTGGGGGTTCTCTTCCGAGCTCTTCTTCTTCTCCAAGGTGGGCAGCCCAAAGAACGTCCCCGGACTTACAATGGGGATGACCTCTATGGTCCAGGCCTTGGATGCCGCCTGGGAATGGGCCAAGACGGCCAAGACAGATAGGGCCGTCTTGATGATTACAGACGGGTTCCCGACTAGCTGCCGAGGGCGGAGAAGCACCGGGAACGCCGTAGAAGACCTTCACGCAGTCCTTCGGGAGATGCGAGTAGATGGGATCGTGGTATCGATTCTGGGCATTGGATCTCAGAACTCTGACTACTACGACAATGCCTTTGGTGTGGGGCGCTACGGGCTTGTAGCAACCGTACCCGATCTGCCCAAGGCCCTCGAAGAGAGCGCTCGGGTTATGATTGAGTCACACATGGGCCGATGAGGTCTGACAGTGGGGGAAACCCCACTGTCTTTTAGGTGGAACTTTTATGCCGACCATGACGATTAATCAGCACCAATCTGCCTACCTGGAGCGAACTGCCAGGACCCTGTCTGAGAGACTGGACAGGAAAGTCAGCAAGAAGGAAGTGCTGTACGCGCTTATCGACACGGCCATCGAGGACGAGGGGATCTATGACCCTCAGACATCAGAGCCTATGGACCCTCTGCGCAAGAAGGTATGCCAGGCGGAGAAGAAAGGCAGGTCTACCAGCTTCGACACTGAAGGGCTCCTAAGAGCCGTGTCTACATCCCGTAGTTGAACCCGCGAGCCTGCTGCTGCAGGTTCTGCGCCTTTCCGCGCTGAACGCCCTTGTAGCCTCCGTAGCCCACAGCCCCGACCCCGCCTACGGCGGCCGTGCCCACGATGGCCTTGCCGAGAGTACTGTTCGAGAGCAGCTCCGTCTTAGGAGTAGGAGCGGTCTTCGCGACAGCTTCGAGCTGCTTCTCACTTACTCTGCCGGCCAGGGTCCTCTTAGCTGTCTCATCCCCGACGTCCGCATAGGCCTTTACATATTTGTCCGGCTGTCCCTTAAACGCGGAAGGGGCGCCAGGGACGACGTTAGAGGGAGCAGGAGCCGCAGCAGGTGCAGCAAACTGCCCAGCATTTACCTGAGATTTGACGGCTTTGGATTCTCGGATGTTTTTTGCGGCAGCGGTGAGCTCCCCTCCCCGCTTACCAGAAGCTCCCGCTAGAGAGGCGTACTGGGTTTCCTTAGCGGCCTGCCCTAGGTTTCTAGGATTTACCGCCGCCCCGCTGAACCTTTTTGCTGCTGCGTATTCAGCTTTGCCTGCGGCGGCAGTCAAGCGGCTACTGTTGAAAGTCTTACCTGCCCCTCCCAGGGCCTTACTCAGCAGCCTGAAGCCGTGGCCGATGATCCCAGCGTCTTTCTCCATCTCAGGATGCTGCGCTAGGAACATGCGAATCTTAAGCTCATCCCCAGTATCCGCAAGCTTGCACATCTCAAAGTAGAGATGAGCGTCTTCCGCAGAGGCAGTCTTTATGAGCTGAGCTTCTCGGAAAGAAGACAGGGATGCGACCTTCATCTTATTTCCTGAGAACGGGTTTATGGGAGCCTGCCCCTTAGTGGATGCGCCGGGTAACCGCGGAGTAAACTGCCTGGGCATCTTTAGCCCAGAGACCTTCTTCCTCTTCTGGTCGAATAGGTCAGGGACATCCACTATCTGTACCCGCCGTAGGTGTAGGAGTGGCCCGTAGAGATGCGCTTACGCTGTCTATGCGCGCCCATCTTTACCTTCCGCCGGTACATCTTCTGCCTGCGTGCAATACCGGCCTTGTTCTTGGCTCGGTACTGACGCTGCTTCTGCAGAATCTGATTACGATTCCGCATGTAGTAGTTGTGCCGACTCTTCGCTGCGAGCTTCTCCACCTCATCAGAAAAGAAATGTAAGACTTCGAGATCCATCATTTGCCTCTAGCCCAGCGAACAAACGCCCGGTGCTTGTTTGGGCTGAAGATGAGCCAGTCCTCTGCATCCGAGGAGGTCCACATCACCGTAGGCTTAGTAGGTCGCTGAACTGAGGATCGCGACTGTGGGTAGCGCAGGTACTTCCGAAGATCAGAGACAGTGAACCCGCCGCCATCGTCCAGCTCCCCGGCGACACTTGCGAACGCGCCAGCGTTCTGATTCCACGGGCCAGACGCAGTCTTCTCCACCTCATCAGAGAAGAAATGTAGGACTTCAAGATCCACCGCTTACCTACCTCTTGAAAAGAGACCCGACATTCTGCCTCAGCGATGGTGTGCTCTTCATCATCCATCTCTGCGACCCCCCCTGCGACATCGGTCGTGCTGCAAGCATCTTCTTAGCCGTCCCCGCCTTCAGACCGGAGGCCTTCAGACCGGAGGCCTTCAGGGCCTTCAGCCCCGAACTAATGCCTCCTTCTTTGCTCCAGAGAGGGTGATTTTCGAGCAGCTCTTCGTACATTGCGATCTTATTCATGTCTCTTCCTTTATCCGGTGATTAGGCCGACAACCTCGGTGTTGACGGGAACCATGCGCTCAAACTGCACACCGGCCTGCTCCTGGATGAGCGTGCCCATGGCGTCAGTAGAGATGCTGTGGTTGGGGATGTAGCACGACTCGAAGTAACCAGCACCCAGAGTGTCCTCGTTGCTGTCCTTCATGAGGAGAAGCAGACCGACAGGCTGAGTAAAGAGGTCCGAAGCCAGGTTGAGGAAGATGTTCTCGTAGCCCGGCGGGATGATGACATCGTGCGGGTTGGCGACCGTAGCAGCGCCAATGTTCGAGAAGACCGGATCCACAAACGTGGGCGGGATGATGTCGGTGTAGTACGCGTACAGCACGCGCAGAAGCGACGGGCCGTGGTACAGCACGCGACCAAGACCAATCTGACCCATCACCCGACCGGGGATGAAGTACGACCGGACAGAGCCGAGCTCAAAGATCCGGCTCAGCTGCATGTTGTGGCTCAGATTGAAGTTCTGAATCACGCCAATCGGGTACGCGAGCATGTCCTCGGTACCGGAGCCGGCAGCCAGGGCAGCGCCGAGGAACTCGGGACCGCCGACCTGGGAGAGGCGAGGAGGGCCTGCACACACGACCGTGTATGCGGCGTTCATGAAGCGCCCGTCGGACATGCCGCCCTGGACGTTGTCCTCGTACGGAGACCACTGAGAAAGAGATGCCATTTTAGGCTCCTAAAGGATGGAGATCACTGCGCGAGCAGGCCTAGGTTTTTGAGATGCTTCACAATATCACTAATGGTGTATGCAGTCGTACCGACTCCACCAGTGAAAGTAGAATCATCATTAAGGGCAGTGCCCAATCCTGCAGTGACGCCGGAGGTCTCCCCGGTGCTCGAGGGCTGCCCGACAGGACTTGCTCTGAAAAACCCCATGTTGGGGCCGTTCATCTCCACCATATTCCCGTAGGTAGGAATAGACAGAAGTAGGGACTGATCCGCAGCTCCGGGCGATAGCGAAAGAGATGCGGTCACCGGTCCGGTGATGGATTGGGAGACGGTGCTATCGAATGTTAGATCGCCACCCATCGTAGTGTCGCCGTCGACATCAAGATCTCCCGTAGAAGCAAGTCCCGCGAAGGACGAGCTTGCTAGGGAGACCGCAATGTCTAGATCACCACTACTGTCTACGGTTCCGGTCCCCGTAGCGTCTCCCGAGAGAGTGACGGTACGGTTCTCGAGGTTGTAGAGGCCTTCGCTAAGTAGGTCGTCTCTATCGTCCAAACGGCGCTCCACGCGCTCGCTGGTCCAGCGAGTAGCGTAGTTGGTAGCGCTTTCTAGGGCTTTAGAGACTGGCATTTACTTATCTTAGGCCAGAGTAATCAGGGTGATGACGGGGCAAAGCACACCATCCACCGTCAGGTAGACCGGGACTACGTCCTTACCGCCTGCGGTAGTAGCCGCAATAACGGTGTCTACGTCGCCGTCGGTGTCGACCGTGACCTCGTTGACGCCGGCAGTGACATCGATGGAAGTAGCGCCCAGGACAAGCGTGACCGTAGAGGCAGCCGTGCAGCCGGCTCCTCCGACAGTCAGAGTCGCGGAGGACGAGCCGGGGCTGGCCTGAGAAAGACCGAAGCCGGTCATGCCGGTCATGCGGGGAAGCGCACTTGCGTCATGGGACTCGATGATCTGAAGAGCCTCGTCCAGGACATCATCGCGGTCATCCAGCTTGCGGTGAATGCGCTTCTGATGCCACTTGGTGCTGTAGCTGTCGGCGTTGATGAGGGACTTAGCTGTTGCGGAAACGGCCATTTTGTTCTCCTATTACGAAACGATGGTGATTCGAATCTTGTTGCAGGGGTAGGCCGGGGCAACCTCGACCTCAATGAGGACTGTATCGGGCGCACTCTCATCCTGGAGCACGCTCTTAAGTGCGGCGGAGTTCACCACGCCCGACTGGACGGTGCGAGCGAGGAAACCCTCGTTCGACATGACCAGCTGGTCGATAAATCCGGGGTTGATGACGTAACGACCGATGTACACCCGGTTCGTGGCCCGAAGACCCTTGGCCAGGTAGTCAATCGCCTTAGTAATCGAGAGCTCACGAGCCTCGATACTGGTACTCGCGGTAGACCTCTGGTGGCGGGATGCGATCCGACCACCCTGGTTGATGAGGATGTACCGACCCCCATCAGCGATAGTGTCCATCTGGTTCTCGCTGAAGGTGTCGTCAGAGCCGTACACCTTGGAGAAACCGGTCATGGACAGGCGAGTAAAGGGCTGCTGCGGAGGCTGCTCAGCAATCATGCCGGTGATCGCAGCGCAGGTGTAGTAGCCGGGCACGTTGGTCACAACACCGTCGATCGAAGTATCGACCGAGTCACAGTAGACATGGAAGACACGACGGCTGGCGTAAGAAGCTCCAGTCGCGGCGGCGGCGGTTGCAATCGCCCCATAGTCGGGGATGGTCGTTCCCGTCACCAACAGGAGTTCCCCACGCTTACGAATAGCGTAGGTCATGCTGGTGTACCCAGCATCTCCATCCAATGCGGTGGTCGAGTAGAAGCCATCGTCATTCTCGCCCGAGGCGAAAGAAGTGCGGAAGGCACTGATCACGCCGGTCTGAGACGAGAGGCTGTAGTTTCGGACCTCGGTAGACCCGAGGCTGACGATGACCACCTCCATGTAGATGCCGTCCGCCACGGTGAGAGCGGAAACATCCGAGGCGCCCGCACCGATGATGGCACTGACTGGGTTGCTTCCCAGAGTCACTGAGCTGTCGGTGCCGTTGGTCTCCGCGTCTGTGCCGGACTGGATGGAGTCATCCGTGTCACGGGTAGGCTGCGGAGCCCACACGATGGCGATGCGCTCACCCCGCTCGGAAGGAGCGGACATGGACTCTACGTGCGTCGCGTACAGCTGATGAACGAATCCATCATCCGTCAGAGGAGCGATTGCGTAGACCTCCTTAGCCTCCAGGAAGTCCAGAGCCTCTGCATGTGCCGTCACCGAACCCAGGGGTGCGGCGGCGGAAGTCTCGCTGAGGCCCAGAGCCGAGACCGACTGACTGGGAGCGTTCGAGAGCTGCAGGAAGCAGGCAAGAGCCAACGGGTTGTCCGTGCTGACCGGGCCAATGGCCGCAATCATCGTGGTCACATCGTTGAAGCTCAGCAGCGCCGGGTCGGCAGCAGCAGGCGAGACATCCAGCCGGAGGCCGACATAGTCAAAGTAGATGTCTGCAAGGGCGGAAGCCAGGCTGTACGGAACGCCAGTGCTTCGGTTTCGCAGGATGTTCGCGCCGACGTACACCGTGCCGGAACCGTCCTGGTAGAAATCAGGGTTGGGGCGGCCAGAGCCTGTCGAATCACCACTGGTAACTCCCAGGACCGTACCTGCGTCCTCGGCGTTGTCGTTGGTGACCTCAGCAGTCGTTGTGTCGTCAATCGTGACCCGAGAAGCCGCACCAGCAAAGCTGGAGGTCAGTGCCAAGGCACCGCCGCTCTCAGAGGCGATGTCGGAAGAGCCGCCGATAGTGGTGTTGATGAGAGTGACACCGTCGTCGAGCGAGTTCGACGTGAAGTCGATCTCGTAGACGTAAGGGTTCTCATCGAGGGTGAACGCCAGGCGCGTGCCCGAGAGCTCATCCACTCCGGTATCGGTGTTGCTGGCCGCTGCAACCGAGTCGTCGGCTCCGCCGGTAAGGCTCTGAGTCTGGGTGCCGCCTAGAGTTAGAGTTCCGCCGTTGATTAGCCGGACCCCGATCTGGTTCGTTCCCACAACAGACTGGGGAACCACAAAGAAGTGAGCCGCCGCAGTTACCGCAGCAGCATCTCCGCCCCACTGTGCCTCAGCATCATCGTTCAGCGCAGCGACTAGCGCAGCCGCCGTAGTAATGTCCCCGGAAGCGGTGAACGTCCAAGTCGTAGTGCCGTCGTACACCGTGAGAGTATCGCCAGCGGTGTTTACAAGGATGCTACTTCCATCCACGACGTCACCGCTGAGCTCCGCAGCGAAGCCGGTGTCCGTGAAGCCGAGAAGGATCAGATCCGTGTCGTCCGTAGAATCCACGGACACGTCGACGCTGCTACCGCCCTGCGTGGTCTTGATGACCATGCGACCATTGAGGGCGCCGACAGGGTTGGTGATGACATCTCCGTCTTCGTCGATGAAGTACAGAGTCGCGACTTCAAAGCCGCCAGAGGTCGCGTTCAGGTTGACGCTGTAGACGCCACTGGCGTGCGAGGTGTCTCCCGAGATTGCCTGTCCGAGAGCATCCAGGTCCGCCAGTGCTGTGGTAGCGGCAGCCCCTGCGTCGAAGGTATGCGTACCAAAGGAGTCAACGACGGTGAACTCAATGGCAGCGCTCTGGTCGGAGGGCAGCGGCACGGTGATGTAATCGCCCGTGATGATCGCCTGCTCTGCGAACTCGTAGTCCTTACCGGTACCGGTAAGGGTAGAGGTGATGCCCAAGCTAGACGCGATGCTGTTGGTGCCCGTCGTCTTCACGCTGATGCTCTGGTCGGAGCCAGTCTTAGTGGTCTGGAAGACCAGGGAGTCATCCTCTCCGTCGCCATCAGAATCAAACGCAGTAACTGTGACACCGTCAAACCCGGAGGTCAGATCGGCCGCAATCTCTGCGACGGTCGCATACGCACCAGCGTGCGCGGCACCTTCGGCAAAGTTAAAGGTAACTTCGTCACCCTGAACTCCGTCCTCCGTGATCTGGATGGTCAGAGTGCCCCCAGACAGGAGTACGTCGGTGGCCGGCATAGCCGTGAGCCAGGAAGAAGAAACCGTCGAGGTATAAACCGTGGCCGACTGCGGAGCGAGGCCAGTGATCGAGCCCGTGACTGCGGCTGCAGTTCCCTCGGGAGTGACCTCCCCGTAGACCAAGTTGTTCGCAACGAAGTACGAGTACTTCGGAGAAAACGGGGTTCCGTGGGAGGGGGTGTTGACCTCGAGGGTAGTGTAGACCGCCGAAGTGGGGTCACCGTTACCGTCAAAGGTAGACAGTGCGTTGTCCAGGACGCCGACCTTAAACCGTCGCTGCTCTACGACAGTGATTACGCCGTCTCCGACCTGAGAGCCATCGCCCCAGAACTCATCCCCTTCGAGGGTGGTCGTGGCTGCCGAAAGAGGAACGACCGGAGCACTTCCGGTAAAGGTGACATCCGTGGCCTTGGAGCCGGTGTACGCACCATTCAGGTCAATGAGCCCCACAAAGTCTGCAGCAGAGGGGCCGGGGCCGCCGGAAGTGTTGAACGCGTCATCTGCGGAGGCGTTGCCTGTCAGCGCGGTACCGGGGGTACCAAACTTGTACGCCCCGCGGTGCCACTCGATCCAAGGCGTAGTGAGGTCTCCGTCATCATCATCCTCTCCGCGGAAGCCAGCACCTTCGATGCGGTGGTCCACGGAGGTGGACAGTCCGGTGAAGAGGACTGCGAGAGCCGAGCCGTTGGCCCGAACAGTGATGTTCGAGGTCGCGCCGAACCCTGCTGTGTAGATCAGAACCAGCTCGTAAGCGGCGCTAGTAAAGCTGGAGATCCCGTAGCTGTTGGTGCTGTCGACGACTTCGGCGACATCTGCGCCCACAGCGCCATTGATCGCGTCCGCAACCTCGGTTGCCGTCATCGAACCAGTGAACGTAATCGTCACGTCGTTGGAGGTGACGGAGGAGCTGGGAAGATCAAAGGCCAGAGTCAGCAGCGCACCGGCATCGCCGTAGCTGGTGAAATCGTAGGTGCCGCTGACTTCGTCCGTGAAGATTGCGGGCTTCGCGCAGAGGTTGACTCCCTTAAGGAAGGAAGACCCAGTGCTGCTGTTGGAGCCCCGCGCAACCGTGGCCAGCAGGCCACCGAAGTACAGACTCAGGCCCACCTGCGACTCATCGATATTGACTTCGGTGATGTTGCTGCGGGGGTCAGGCAGATCTGCCTGCGGGATGGCAAGTGCCACCTGGTTGTACTGCTCGTCGGCATACTGTGCGTCTGCATTCAGAGAGCCGTCGCTCTCAAGAGCCTCGACGATCTGATAGCAAGGGCCGACAACAACAGGAACAAGTGTAGGGGCCGAGACAGCCGCGGGCGTCTCTGAAAGCTCCTGCACAACGATAACGCCAGGGCGGGTCTCGGAAGCCATTGATTAATTCTCCTGAAAAGATTCTAGGCCGGAAGTTTGGAAGTCATCAATACCATCGTGGATCTTGACTACCGAGGGCTTTGAACTGGTGGGAAGTCCGTCACTTTGGGTGATGATACTTCTATTGTTTAATCGACGCACCCGCACATCAGAAGTCGACATAGCAAGAGTAATTGATTCTACCTGCGTAGGCTCCTGATATTCAACCTCTGAGGGGCGGCGGTTATCGGTGATCATGCTAAGCGACCTTAACTGAGCGGACTGCTTTGGGGTAGTTTCCCACGTCCATTGCATCTGAAAGGGGATATTGACCTGAGTCATGATCAGCTGTCCTGGGTCACCCATCACCAGCTGTCCCGGAGGGCTGGGGGAGTTTACCTGAGGGGCAGGTCGAGCGATAGAATGAAATCCTCCCGGGCTCTCCAGTAGGCGCTGGTTGACTCGAGTGTGGTGCGCGACCAGGTGGGACAGCCTCATCGCCAGGATGTCCGAATTCGCTATACAGTATACCACCAAGTGGCCGCTGATCAGATCCGTTCGGACCCGAGCCCCCGTCCGAGGATTATACGATAAAAGATTGTCGAGGCCGATATTGGAGAAGTTATATGGGCCCATCACCACAGTGATCGCGGGGCGTTTCCCTACCGTCTTGAGATCTAAAGGAGCCTGCGCCCTAATGACGATCTCAGAGACTTCCTTGTCTGGGTCCCAATAAAAGGAGCCCTTAGGCATGAAGTTAAAAAGCCCCTGAAGATACTGCACGTATAGACGCAGGGAGTAGACAACTGGGTCGTCTCCCCGGCCCAACTCAAGCGCAGATCGTCTGATAGTGGGGCTACTCATAGCTGTTTAGGTACTCCAAGCAGTAGAGAAACGCGGAGGCAGTCTTCTCCCTGCTCTTCTTTCTCTTGTCCATCTCGTCCTGAAAGAGCGAGTGGGCGAGGTACCCGGCCCCAGCCCCAGCCATGTTGCCTGCGGTATTAGTCACCAGAAGGGCTCGCTCGCCGAAGACCTTTCTTTGTGCCGGGCTCATTCTGCGGAGCTTTTCTGCCATACCGGGGGAGCGGAGAATGGCCCGTGCTCCGGCGGCACCCATCATGCCTCCGGCAAACATCCCAGCGCCGGTTGCTGCAGCCGGAAGAAGCATCCCTCGAGTGAAGGGCCTTCCGTTGTCCGTCTTGCGATTCGTCATGGGGTGTATCCGTAGGCACCGAAGATGCTAGAGATGTCAGGCTCTGCGGCCTCTAACGAGTGGGGGTTGGTAAAGACCTTTTCTGGGAATCTCTTTACTGTAGCAGTATCTACCTTCAGCGGGATCTTGTCCTCGATGGAGCCCCTCTGGATCTGGACCAGACGTGCCTCCTGCCGAACAGTTACCCCCAGTCGGGCAGTGCCGGAGACCGTCACCACCCGGTACCTTCTGTTTTGGTGATCGATGATTAGGTCCATAGGCTTCAGCGCGGGGCTTGGGCCACACCGAATCTGGTAATACAGCACCCTTCGGTGGTCCTCAAGAGACACCTGCTCCGTTTGCTCTGGGGCATCAATCTGGGCCCAAAAAGAGATGGGGTGGTGGTAACCGCCACTGAATCCGGTACTCCAGCAGGTAGGGCAGGAGTCATCAATGACTTTGTCCAGGACGTCGTCATAGCAGTTCGGGCATCTCTGCCCAAACGTGCGGCGAGGGAAAATCCAACAGTGGATTGCGACGAATTCCTCAAACAGCACTCTCTCCAGTCTCACCATTTCTTTAGCGTGTAAAGAAATAGGCCCCTCTTGGTCGAAAAGAGGAGAGTAGACAATCCTTCCGGTAGGGGAATGAAGTGCCTTTACTCGGTAGAAGAGAGTCCGGGCATTGGTCGTAATCTGGGGAGTAGCGTTGTCCCGGAATCGGTAGACATCGACGAGGGGTCCTGCAATCTGAAGCCAAGGCCCTGCCTCCGCCTCAGAGCGCTCTACAAAGAACTGGTACTCCTGAACGTCCTCAGTTGTGGGCTCGATTTCCCACATGACGTCCAGGTAATCCAGCTCAAAAGAGAGCACTCTTTCATTGCAAAACTTGATCACTTCGGCCCTGCCCCGCGCATCCGCTTAATTGCGTGCATGCCGAGGGCTCCAGTCGTCGCCCCGAGGCCGATCCCCTTTGCGGTCGTTGCGCCGATGTTCTCTCTGCGGGACTTGGCGGTCTGGAGCTTCTGCCTCAGCTTAGCGATCCGCTTCTTGTCCGCCTTCTGAGACTGCGCCTTGGTGATCTCCCCCTTAAGGGTTGCCTCGGCCTTGCTAATCCCACCCTTCCCCTCACGATAGTCCGTGTATGCCTTTAGGCCGCCAAGTGGCGCTCCGATTGCAGCACCCGTGAGCTCGATGTTGTCCCCAGCCATGTGAATGGCCTTTTTGACTCCAGGCTTCCAGGCGGCTTCTTTGTGCCCCACCATCTCAGCAAGGGAGGCACTTTTAATGCCGTAATCCCCTTCTAGGTTGGAGCTCTCTAACTTACGGAGCCTCTGAATAAGCTTTGCCTTTCTTGCAGGAGTAGCCTCGGCTTTGATGGCCGCCATCAAAGCATCTTCCTGTGCCCACGATTTGACGCCCTGTTGCTCCCAGAGGGGCTTGAATGCGGCGGACTTTCCCATGCCCGTAGCCCGCAAAGAGTTGTAGACGTCTCTCTGGGACATCTGGTTCCTACGTTTGCCCGTCTTTTTCTCATAGTGAGCAAAGGCATTCTCTAGATCATCACTTCGCGGGTTTAGCCGAAGGGTTTGCCCAAACGCCTTGACGCCGTCGAAGGAAGCGTGCTTGCCCGTGAGCTCAGCCCACATCACCACGGCGTCCGCCTGGCGCTGCATGGGGGCAGGAGCTCTCCACATCTCATCGGGGATTTCAGAGGCGGGATTCTTGAACCAGTCAGACATTTAGAGCTCCTAAAAGCCAGAGAAGTAGATGCCGTTGACGACGAAGTATTCGGAGTGAATTCCGTCTCCCTCGAACGCCATCTCTACGTTCATAGACGATTTGATGCGGACTTTCTTCTGCTCATAGGATTGCCGGAACATCTGAATCCAGCCCATCAACAGAGGTGCCTTATCGGAGACCGAAACAGAGACCCCTCCGTCCGAGTAGTTCATCTGATTCCGAACCTGCAAGAGTCCGACGGACTCGAGAATTCGGATTACAGCCCCCTCGCGCAATAGCGAGGTGGAGGGGAAGCTGGTGAGACTAGCCGCCCCGATGAACGGAGGAGTCGTGTTGTAGTCGTCGAGGGCATCGATGATCGACCAGGCGATCATACGGTCACTGGTCTCCTCACCACTAATCAGCCGGTTCAGCTCGGGAAAGTCCCGAAGATAGAGGCGAATCATCGCCACCATCTGGTTCATTCTTTTGCTTGCTGCCGGGATCTGAGTGGTGGTGGAGAACATCAGTCGCGCTCAACGAAGGTATTGCCCTGCTTGTTCCATCGCCGGAGCCAGAAGAAGTGCTCTGGGCTCAGAACTCGAGAATCGGAGAAGGCAGCGCGTGCGACCTTGACCACGAGCATCCGGCTGGAAGGCTCCTTGGCGAAGGAGAGCGAGGGGCTCATATGATCACACAGCTGGAGAAGATCGCTCTTCGGAAGGGTCGCCAAGTACTCGCGTGCCTGGTCTGCCGTCATCGGAGGGGTGTTCTCGTTGAGGGCCCGGAGAGCCGCCTTGCTGGTGGCCTTGTACTTGGCGGGGACCTGTGCCCCAATCCAAATGTCCGTGCCGTGCAGCTTACGAAACTTAGGAGACAGCAGGCCATCATCCACGGAAATAGACTTGCCGGGGCGAACCCGCTGACCCGCAACCTTGACTGCGTACGCAGGGGTATCGACATTGGGACGATCGGTGATGTTGTGAATGCGAACCTGCGGCATTTTAAGACTCCTGCATCTCGAGGATTGCGTTGACTAGGGAGGACTTGTTCATGCCGGTAGTCCGGCCGAAGTCCATGTCAGAAAGGATGGAGCGAAGGTCAACGTTTTTCATCGCCTTTAGCTCCGCTTCTAGGTATGGAGCCTCTTCGGGGCCGAGGTCTTCCTCTGGCTCCGGTTCGGGTTCCGGTTCGGGTTCCGGTTCAGGCTCGGGGGCCGCCACAATCTCTTCGACTGCGGGCTCGGGCTCAGGAATCGTGGGTGCGGGCGCAGGCGCCGGAGGGGGAACAGGGATCGAAAGATCACACAGCTCTCCGATCTCATCGGCATCGATAGCGCGCATAGGCCCCGAGGATGTCATCGCAAATGTGCGGAGGCATCCACAGCCCATAAGCTTCTGAATCAGCCGTGCGTCGAGGCTGCTCAGATCATTGGAATCAACGGTAAGGGATCCGCCGGGAGGAAGTCTGACCTTCTTGATCGTAGGGTTTGGCTGGACATCTCCAGGCCGCGCTTTTCGCATGGCAGCGGTCGTCTTATCCCTAGATGTGTTTCTGATCATCAGTTTCATAGCGATGAATTCCTCTGAGAAAACGAAAGGGCCCCAGCCCCCTTATGGGAACCGGGGCCCTGAAAAGAGTCAACTCTTTCTAGCGATAGACTAGAAGATGTTGAGGCTCGGGTAGGTCAGACCATCAGCGGCCTTGTTGTTCTGGCCACCCAGGTTCTCTTCGTCAGTCGGCATCGCTGCAGCAAAGCCGGAATCCGGCGTGCCACTGACACTACCGGAGTAGAGCTCAAGCTTGACGACCGAGGCGATGTTGCCGAAGCCCATGCCCACGTCCATCCATGCCTGCCAGAAGATGCGGTTCGCAATCTTATCGATGTAGAACTTGACATCGTTCAGCGTGTAGTTCCGGCCGAAGAACTCCGGTGCGGTGAACACGTAAACGTTGCCCTCACGCAGGATGTCGTTCTTGATGGTACGGACGATGCGCAGACCGAGGACCTTGTTGTAGGTGTAGCCGTCGAGAGCGGTTTCGCTCTGGAGACGATCACCGTAGTCCTCGTGAGTCCACTGATCGAAGTCGTCAGCGTCGGACTCAGTCATGAGCATCAGCGCGGGACGAAGACGACCCTGACGAACCACGTTACCGGAGCTATCAAGCACCTGACGCTTGAGAAGCTTCTTGAGCTCCACAATGTCAGTCCGCTGGATTGCCTGGACGTTGAAGTTGTCGGTGGTCTGCTGCAGAGCCAGAGAGCCCTTGATCTTCGAGAACTGGGAACCAGCTGTCCAAGTCGAGGTGTTGAAGGTGGTGATACCACCCTCGCTCTGCATTGCATCGATGCAGGACTCGACGTGGTTCAGGAACTCGCGATCCTTGACCTCGACCATGTCCTTGAGGCTGTTCTCCTCGATGATGCGGGTGACGGGCATCTCGTATGCCATCAGCTCCTGCTCCACGATTTCGAACTTGAGGCTCGAGATGGTGAAGAAGCCGATTGCGTAGCGCTTACCAGACACGTACTCAGCGGTAGGCTGACCACGGAAGTTGACGGCCATCGCGCGGGAACCCGGCTCGATGTCGACGATCTTCACGAGGGTGTCGTGCTGGGTGCTGCGCTGCAAGTCGCCACGCACAACACGCTCGTTCGGAACGATCATGTCGGCAAAGCTGGACTCGCGCAGGCGATCCTTGATGTAGTTGAGAGAGGCGGCGGCGGTCTTCGTGGAACCCTCAGTCTCGAGGCGCTCAATGAAGCCCGAATTCACCATTTCAGCGGAATAATCCATGATGTTCTCCTAGGACTGGGGGTTTAGAGGAAGCCGGGCTGGAACAGCACGGTAGCGTCGTTGGTCCCGTGAACACGGGAAATAACACCAGCGTACCAAGAGCCGTCAGTGGTGGCGGCGGTACCCACGGCGGGAGCGACAGCCGTAGTCGCAGCGATGGCCGCGCTAGCGGAGACCAAAGCCGAGACTAGACGGTTGCTGGAGTCCTGGCAGACATACACGAAGACCTTTTCGCCTTCGTCCCCGGCTGCGCAGACGATCATCTTGGTGCGGAACTCGAAGTTCCCCGGTCCGACGATGCAGTGAGCCTTCTTGGTGACTTGGGCGTCGTAACGACCGCGCTCCTGGAAGTACATGTAGCACAGGCCGGTAGCGGCCGTGTTCTGCGCGTCCTCGACGATCTCCAGGACTCCGGTCGAGTTGGAAGATCCCGTGACGTCTCCGCCCGAAGGACGAGAGAACTTGTAGCTACTGTTGATGCCGAGCCACTCACCCTCCTGAAGAGGATGGGTCGAATCGGGATCAAACAGATTCAGGGAAGTACTGCCCTCGACGTTAGCCGTCGTAGCAGTGGAAAGGTCTCGGGTAAACAGAGAGGAATACCCGGGATTAACGAGCGTGACGAAAGTGCCAGCCATGACGTATCTCCTAGTTGATTATTCGCCGGAAAGGCAGAAAGAGGTGAGTGGGTCGATCGCTCCCGTCCCGGGATGGTCGGAAACATCGGCAAGTCGGACATGGCCCGCGCTCGCCATCTTTACTGCTTCAGTGACGTTCTCTAGGTTTGCCTGACCCCGCAGGTGTGCAACCTTTTCTTCGAAAGTCATGTCAACATTAAGGCTCTTGTCTTCCATCTCGCGTGCAAGCTCAGAGATCTGAGAGTCGCGCGCAATAGAAGCTAGTTTTGTTCGGAGGGAGACGTTCTCCGTCTCCAAGCTAGCGACTTTCTCCACCAGAGTACGGATAGTCGCCGCCCCCTTTGCGGAGACAGCAGCAAGCTGTGCATTCCCGATCTTCATCATGTTAATTCTCCGGCGGAAGGAAGTTTAACGCTTTAGGAGCTGATCTAGTCTAGCTCTTCTTGCGTCATTCTCAGAAAAGTCCATAACATCATACACAGATGCTGTCTTTTCCGAAAGAGTAGTGGGTTCTGGGATCGTGTCGCAGATGCCGAGTAGGGCCTGACGGGTGTGCTCTCCTAGGTCACCGGAGGCAACCTTATCGAAGAGCACAGAGTACTCCGCAACGGATGCTCTTTTCTCCGAGAGCTTCTTAGAGACATAAAGGGCGAGGTCACCCTTATCGTCCTTGGCAGCAGCGATCTTCTCAAGCCTGTCTCTAATAGAGGACATATTACTCACCAGCCATTGCGCTCAGCCGATCTTTCACGGAGGCGATCTTGTGGGATCCCTTACCTGCGGCCTGAGGGAACATTGCATTCAGCGTGGAGTCGCCAGTGGTGCTGTTCGTGTGGGCAAACGCCTCCGCGAGGCGCTTACGGACGGGAGCCTTAGCCTGACGGCGGGTCGCGTTGACCGGAGCCTCGTTGCTCTCGAGAATCGCCTGACGGTTGGAGTTCTCGTTACCAGAAGGAATGCCCTGAGCAGACTCAGTAGCCGTGCTCTCGGAGGGGCCACCCTTGCCTGCGGTCTTACTGGCCATCAGGATGTCGTAGAGAGACTGACCCTCTGCCTGCTTGAAGGACTCGAGCAGCGGCTTCTGGCCATCTGCGGGGGCGGGAGTGGTCTCCGACTGAGGAGCCGAGCCTCCGACAGACTGGCCCTTTGCCTGGATCTTCTTTCCAGTGGGGGCGTGTGCCTGGGTGCCCTGAACAGATGTGCTGCTCTGGGCAGGAGCGCCTGCCGCGCTCTTAAAGAAGGAACGAACCATTTCGCCACGAACAGCGTCAGCGGCGGAGCCAGTGTTCGTAGAGGCGTGGGCAACATACTCAAGGGCGTCTGCGAGTTCGGACGCCTCCTTGACCATGCTGTTCTCGGGGGCAGAAGCGGTCTTCATCAGATCTGCGCTGCCGCCATCGATACGGGCTCTTGCACTCTGGAGTGCGTCATCAATCATGCTTCGGTAGTTGCTCATTGGGTCACCCTAAAAGTGGGAAGTTTAGACGGTTTTCACGGGAGGTGGCGGTAAAGATACAGATCCCGTGGAGCCCACCGCCTTTAACGAAGCATGATTAATCCCTTTCGGGGCGCTTCCTGTGGTGGGTGTTTTCAGTGCTTTTTGTGCTTTTGCGAAGTTACCGGCCTGGGCATGGGCAGGTCGGGCCATCAATGAAGATAGTTGTCCCTTACTGCCCATGCCCGGAACCTTGAGTGCGGGCATGCCTGCCAACTTACAGATCTCGTCTGAGAAGAATCTCATGATGTCTGTGTTGGCAGGCATTTCCACTCTCAGTCCAGCTCGACACCGCTCTCGAAGAGGAACTCTCCGAGAAGCTCGTTGGCGCGGTCCTCAATGATCTCGTCAATCGAGGACTTCTTGGTCATCCTGTCGTAGCCCTTCTTGGCGCCGTAGCCAGCTGCACCGGTTGCGCCCCATGCGGCTAGCGTCTTGGCACCGCCACGAAGGGCCTTACCGCGGCCCATTGCGGAAGATCGATATCCACCCTTCTGCTTACGCATGGTGGAGACAGCCTCTCGCAACTGCTTACCAGTCATAGCATTGCCGTAGGACCGAGCACCGGAAGCAACTGCGGCACCAGTGGCCTTAGCACCACGGACACCAGCTTCATAGCCAGCCTTGCCCTTCGCCTTGGCAGACTCGTAGCCTCGTCCAATCGATTCCTTGGCACGGTTCGCGGCGTTCTGCGCCTCGACCTTGCCCGACTGGCCCCATCGTCCGGCCTCGGCCGCTGCCGCGTCCAGTCTGGCACCGGCCGCTGCTGCGCTCGCAGCCTCCTTGTCGAACTCATCCATGTAGGCACGCGCCATGTGGCGACCGAGAATCTCGGCCTCAGCGAGCTTCTCGGTGGCCTCGTCGACCTCGTACGAAGCACCCTTCTCGTACTCTTCGACCTGCTCGGGCAGAACGTTCTCAACGTAGTGGTTGTAGAGCTCAGCAAGCTCGTGGTCCGCCATGTCGTCGAGGTCAATGCCCTCGGCTGCAGCGGTCTTTTCGAAAAGGTCAACGATTTCGTCGTTCATGGCGGAAGCCTCTTTTGTGTAGTCATCATTGGACTGGTTGGAAAGGAATGTGACGTAGAGGTCTTCTACCTGATTTTCATCAAGTGAGCCGAGATCCACGTCTTCGGCGGCAGCAGCCTTCTCAAATAAACGGACAGATGCCGCTTTCTCAAGATCCTCAGCTGTGACGCCCCGTGATTCAAGCTCCGTAAGGAGTGACATGATGGATTTCTCCAATATGGGGTTGAGAGTGGGTGGCGTCTTCGGAGGAGGACCCCTCAGCCGAGTTTAATCCTAACTGTAAACCGGGCCAATAGGCAAGGCTCGTCATTAGGGCAGAAAGACTAACAGAATCACCGGCAATTTTCACATCGTCATCGATTCTATCGGAGAAAACAGAGGGCACGGTCACTGCCGTGAGGTCTGTAGGAGATAGCATAAGCCCCAGGCGATACTGATTGTATAGCTCTGAGACCTCATCCAAGTTCTCGGTCTCTGAGAACTCTGCGATCTTAGGCATGGGCGTGATCTTAATGATCCGCGCTCTAATAGCCGAAGGCGCAAAGGAGCGTGAGGCTATAAGAGGTGCCAACTTATGGATGATGGAGTGCATAGTGTCGCGAGGGACATAGCCCGTATTGAACGCTGATGTCTCCCTACGAAGGGAAGTAGGGCGAAATACCACTCTATTCGTGTGGAGTCTACTCGCTAAGTCCGGGTCTCTTTGCCGCAGCATGATGTACTGGAACTCATTGGGACGGGCCACGATGCCCATCCGTGCTGCAGCACGGAGATTTGGCCCAGGAGCATCTGCGATTTCGTCCAGGATTTCTCTAGGAATCTCGGGGAGGCACTTCTCCTCTCTACGCACGATGCTCATGTGCTCCGGAGAGGGGGCGGGGATTCTCTTCAGAATCTCTGCCCACTTGGGCATCTCCGCAACCTTAGTAATCCCAAGTACCTGATTTGCTCGGGTGTTGAACAGTACCTTTAGGTGGACCATCTGCTCTGGGGAGACCCCGTACTGCCTCAGTAATACGTTCCGCGAGAGGTCCTTCCACATCTGCATCTCAGTGGAGGACATTGTCCCCGCACGGACTCTTTCCTCCGCTAGGCGCTCTTGCATGAAGAATCTAAGCGTCTCTCGCTCAGCAGAGGTGCTTACGGGAATCAGCTGGACAGCCCGAGTAAGTTTTTCCTCTAAAACAAAGTCCGGGATGTTCGGCTTCTGCGTCTGCGGAGACGGAGCATCAGAGATAGGAGTTACATCCGCTACCCCGGCTGCAGAAGCAATCTTCTGGATGGGGCGCGAGAACGGGTAGATCTTCTGGGAGTACGCGTTTCTCCCCGAGACCTGATTCGTGACATCCGACATCACCTTCGCAGATCGCTCGGCCCCGACAAACACAAATGAATCGTCGAAGAATCTCGGGTAGTCGTTGTAAACACCGCAGATACGCCCGTCCGGGAGCATGGACTTCATTCCATAGGGAGGAGAAGCTCCCTTACGGACATGCTCACAATACTGCATTGGTGTGCGGGCATGGTGGTTACAAATAGCGCATCGGTCGTACGGGACCTTGCTGCCCATGCTGGAGTCTGGAAAGTCCCCACCCTGGATCCGGTTGTACAGATCAAGAGCCCCCATCTTGGCGCACATGGTCTTAATCAGCTCAGACACCAGGATGACCCGCTTCATACGGTCATCCCAAAAAGCCCCCAGAATGAATCCGTAGGCTTTGTTTGGGTCCTTGTTGACGTGGTGCCGGAATCTATGCGCGTTGTAGAACGTAGGGTAGCCCCACGCCAAAGACCCCCACCGAGGCACAGCCTCTGTGATGTTTGCGGCTTTTCTCCGCGCTTCGATATCCCACACCGGGATCTGCTCGAATCCGGGAGGAGTGTGATTCAGGCCCTTCTCAGTGAACCAGTCACCTCGAAGATTGAACCCAACGTTCTCCCCAGCACCCAGAGCTGAGTTGACCAAGTACAGCCTTCCGGGCTGCGCCTCGATCGACTCAATAAGCTCCATGACTTCCGGAAGGTGCTCTCCCGACGCGGTCTTGGTGACTCCGTCAGTACTGGCCATACCATACCCAGTACCCGGCTCAACCAGGTGAACTCTGGGCCGGCCGTCAGCAGCCTTTCCGGGGTATAGCGCGTACTTGTCCAAATCAGACCTCTATCCCTTGGCGGCGGTCATTGCCGCGCTTCCCATGGTTTGGGTCATGTCAGGCGATCTGGGAGCGCTCTTCTGAATCTCATTGAGAAGTGTCGGGTCGAAACGAGGTGCGCTGCCGGGATCATCAGGGTCCATGCGGTTCGACATGACCATGTCCAGAATGGTACCGGCGATCAGAGGATCCTTGGCGTAGTCCGGGTTGGTCGTCTGGAGCGTCTTGTACGCCATGCGCAAGTTCGGGTCCTTAGCACTACCGAGCTGCGGGTTGATCTCGAGAGCCTTGTTTAGGCCGGACTCGAAGCGCATGGAGTTCGCCATACCCTGCAAGGTCTTAGGGACCTGGTTTGCGGCATACGCCAGCGCCGGAGCAGCCAGCGCCATTCCGCCCATCATCAGCCCCGCCTTCCCATAATCGAAGGCGGTCTTCTCGAGAGCCTCTGCGAACTTCTCAAGCTCGTGCATCTCCCGGTCAGTGATCTCGCCTCGAGCGTAAAGCTCGTATGCTTCTGCGGGAATTTCCATGATTAGACTCCTATGTGGTTAAAGTACCATGCCGGCCAGGAAGAGAGCCCATACTCTGGGCCTCAAAGCCCTGCCTGGACTTCTTAAGTACGTGGGCTCCCCCGAGGCCGGTTGCGCCGAGTGCTGCGGTTCCCATGAGAGCCGCTTTGGGGTTGTTTACCGCTGCCTTAGCCACGGAACCGACGCCCTTAAACCCCATGTCCGCAGCTCCCTTAGCCGCCCGGCCAATTACGGAGAAGGCGAGCTTCTCGATCTCGTCGGAGAACGCCGTCATGACTTGGGGAGTTAGCAGGCTATCGGTCATACAGAGACTCGACCTTTTTACGGAAACCGTCCCGGTCCCGCTTGAGGTCCGACAGAGTAAGCTCCAGATGTGCCCGCTCAGTCTCTAGCTGCGCCGCCTTCGTAAAGCGGGAGGGCAGCGGGTGTGTAGGATCGACTTCCCCGAGAGAGGCAGTCTTGTTGATTCCGAGACCTGCGGTCTTCACGGCCTTTCTTGCCAGCTCAGCAGAGAGGATGGAGGCCACCTTGACGGAGGCAGATCTAGGGATCTCGGACAGGTCCGCCCCGGAGAAGCACGCGTGCAGGATCTCCTCCACGGAGTACCCATCTCGGTAGGAGGAGTACGCCTCCTTGATCAGGGAGCCCATCTCCAGGTCGGCCGCAACCACAACGCCAGCGTGCTCAGAGCTTACCGAGGCCACTGCCTCCTTGAGATCCTGACGGATACGGTGCAAGTATCGATGGTCGACACCCTCTTCCTCGACAGAGGCGGTCTTCATCAGAGCGTCAAAGGCATTCGCAGCCTGAAACTTGGTCCGGTGTGGGGCGCTTGCGGTCTTATCGATCATGGTTCCGGCTCCTGCAAAGCTGGCCGCCTTGTGCATGGATTCTACCTTCTTAGCCCGAAGCATGCCAATTGCTGTAGGCGCGTCCGGCGGGTCGAAAGTAATGTACCTGTCGGCAGCCGAGGCAGACTTGTGCAGTCTCTCATACGCGTCGTGATAGGTCATCTCACAGATGCGGCGAACGTGTTCTGAGGTAAGATCCCTCTCGCAGCCACTTGCGACCTTGACTACCGCTTCGGTGAGCGGGGTCTTAGTCTCAAGAAAATCTGTAGCGGCACAGGAGGCCAGCTCTCTCAGATCGTCTTTAGTGATGCTTAAACCAAACATGAACCGCCCGGAGTAGGGATGAGTCACGATAACATGATGACGCTACAGGACGCAGCTAGGTTCCTCTCAGTAACCGACAGGACCGTCAGAAACTATATCAAAAAAGGCTTGCTGTCCAAGGAGAAGAAGGGCCGGAGCGTATACCTTCGCCCGGAGGAGGTCCAGGACCTGAAAGAAGACATGGACTCCGCGTCCCCTGTCGTCTCCAGGCAGGAGCTGATTCGCCTGCGCTCTAAGGTGCGCCGGCTGGAGTCGCACATGGAGGTCGTCCTTAGAATCTTAGACGCGAAGGATGCGGCACTGGGGCTGAGCCCCTCCTACTCTTCAGAGCTGTATACGTTTGCGGTGGCCCACACGAAGAGAGGAGCCTGGGAGACGACGGAGATCGCTCCGTGGGTAGAGATCTTCGACAGGCTCTCCGAGGATGACTTCGTAGTGATGGCAGGGCAGACCTCCGATATCCACCCCTGGAGAACATTCTTGCGGCTCTGCACCATGATGATGGGGTTTGTCGTTACTCGGCCAGAGTATGCGGCTTCCCTGGAGCTGCAGGGGCTCCACAAAATATTGGCATCCTCCCGAAGAAAGTTGCGGATCAGCGCGTTTATCTACGGAGAGCTTGCGGGGGCCGTCGCCCCGGAGTTGGAGGGGCAGCACGTAGGGACCTCTACGACCTCAGATGCCCTATTCCGTAAGATCTTAAAAAGGGGAGAAAACACGGCATAAGACTTTCGTTGAGGACTACCTTAGCGAAGGAGAACACATGGCCGTGCAAGCGATCACCAGGGAGGGGCGAGAGTCCCTGTCAATTCTGACTGCAGAATTGAAGAAGGGCCTGCCGGCCCTTGAGGCCGAGCTCATGGCTCGGCTTGACAAGAGGATGGAGGAGGCGGGTGAGAGCTTCTCGCAGGCTCTCGAAGAAGAGAAGGAGGCGATCAAGAACCTCACGCCTCCCACGGCGAAGCAGGTCGCCGCCCTCAAGGGCGAGAACACGAAGCTCCGCAAGCAGGTTGCGGCGCTAGAGGGACGGGTCGACGGCTTGGTCGAGACCTACCGGGCGGGGAACGTCGGGGAGAATGCTCCCCTATCTGTGGCGTCGGTCAATGAACGAGTCACCAGGCTGCGCGACGTAGTCGCTCCCTGGATGGGGGTTCAAGAGGCGCTCGTGCAGGAGCACGAGGCTCTGATCCAGAAGCTAAGAGTCAAGTACAAGCGGTACCTGGCTTAGTCTAAAAAGGCCCAAAAATGGGTCATAAACATTGAGCAGAGGGAATCTAACTCCTCTGCATGGAGAGATATCATGAGTGCATACGGTTACTACAACTTCATGGAAGGTTCTCTCGGATTGGGCAAGAACGGCACGCACGCCGTTCACGCCGGAGCCGCGGGCGCTGGGACCTTCGCCGTCGGCAAGTACGCCGGGGTCGAGATGATCGCAAACAACTGGTGGGCGCCCTTTGCGGGTGCCTTCGCTGGACTGGGGCTGTCCATGACAGCCCGCAAGCTGCTCGTTGACGAGGGGGTCTCGTCCCAGTTGATCGCGGCAAGTGTCGAGCGCGAGCTCAAGGCCGGCCGCATCAACGACAAGACCAAGAAGGAGATCCGCCGTCTCCTCGCGGAGGTCAAAGATGCCGAGAACAAGGCTCCCGGCGCCCGCGAGGTCGTCGGGGCCATCTAAGCTGGCCAGCAGAAAATAGGCCCGGCCCCTTCGGGGGCCGGGCTGTGCCCTACCGGCACACTTTAGCTGTAATCTTCGAGATCGTTTAGCCTGCGGTCAATAGCCTGGTTTGGAACCAGGATGTCGGGTCGAGGGTTGTCTATCATCGACGCCAAGAAGCACAGCACCAGCGCGTGAAACGTATCATCCGTCGTATTAGGGGACTTCTTGTACTCGGTGTTCCGACTTCGCTCATTGTACTCGCTGAAGATGGCCAGCATGTCGGACCCGAAAGGAGTTCCCCACTCAGGCCACTTGGGGAACCGAAAGACCGACCGACGCTTGATCGCATTGAACACAGCACTCATCACTTCAGACCGGTGGATCAAGAACCGGCCCTTGTTCGAGTCGTACTTCATCATCGTCTTTGGGGTGGAGTACTGGTACCTGACAATCCTCTGAGAGCCAAAGCTTCTCAGCAGCTCGTCATTCGGCCAATAACCTCCACCATAGTCAACTCCTACCCGAACGACATTGAAGCTGACCAGGAGCTTCTTGATCTTCTCGATCTGGACTTTGGGCTCAGATTCCGCGCCGCTGAACCTGTGCGCGAAGATAATCTTGAACTTGCCGCCGATGTATCCGCCGATGGTGACGATGGTGTAGGAGTTTGTGCTGTCCTGTCCCCAGTCGATCCCGGCGTAGAGCTGCGTGGCTCCGGTCTTGTTCTTCTGAACGCCCTCCACAGACATGCTCATCTCTGGGTCGCAGTTGTCGTAGACATCCTGACGAGTCAGTGGGCGCTGCCCAGAGTCGAAGCTTGCGCCTAAAACCTCATTGTAGAACTTACCTCTGGGGTACTGGTTGTACTTGGTGAGGATGTTCGACCACTCAATCCAGGGCACCATCAGCTGGGGGATGCGGTACCCCTCAAACGTGTCGTACTTGGGGTTGGGATTTCCGGTTTTCACCCATTGAGACATGGGGTGGTCGGGCTTGATGAGGTTTCCGCACTTGTCGCAGATCAGCCCATTGATGCCGATGTTCTTTTCCCCAAGGATGTTCCAGTGCCACGACCCTGGGTTGTTTGGGGTGCCGTGCCTATCACACGGAACCACCCACTCGTTCTGCGTGGAGTAGGTATCCCAGTAGTGCTGGATGGGGTTGTCCAGGGACTTAGGCGTCCCACTGTAGATGAACCACTTGAAGGGGCTGTGCGAGGCGGCCTCTTCGATGACCGGAATGTTGTCCAGGAGCAGATCCTGAAACTCGTCCATGCAGATGAGGTCTGCCGAGAGGCCACGGCATCTATCGGCGTTCAGGAACGCATACCGGAGAGTGATCTGACTCCGGTTGATGGCCTTCTTCTCGAAGACGTTGTCCGTCAAATGAGACGGGAACCAGGTCTTCAGGTCCGGGCACGTCTCGAGGGGCTCCTTCAGTCTCGTCTTGGAGAACTCCTTGGTCTGCGTACTAGACGGAGAGACATAGAGAATCTTGAAGTGCGGAATGAGGCACGAGTAGGCAAGGGCCTTGTTGCCCAGCGTAGTACTTTTCTCAACCTGCCTGCCGCACATAAGAAGGACTCTCGGAGCCCGGATGTCGTAGATCTCCCGAAGATACTTTCTCTCGCCAAAGGAAAAGTTGGTGAGGCTCCGCGTGTGCGGATCTGGCATCAAGACGGAAGTCTCAATGAACTGGGACGGCAACACGGGGAGGCGGATGTCCGCGGTTTCCTCTTCGTATGCCTGCTCCAAGTCCGGGTCGACTGAGGGAGGAGCATAATCCCAGGGCTCAGAGTTATCCATCTGGCCTCCTAAAGTTTGGACCATTGTAAGGCATAAGTCCTCTGCTAACAAAAAAGGAGGCACTAATGTCAGAATCAGAATTTTTGCTGTGCGGAGTAGAGAAGAGGATGATGAGAGGCCGAGAGTTTACTCTCGTCCATCTCCAGGATCCTCTTCTCCGGGTCCATACCTTTTCCATTCTGGACGAGGAGGATTTGGCCTCGGATGTAGGAAAGACATACGACGAGTCCGCCGAGGAGATCAAGAGGCGCTGTAAGCGCTTCTACTCCTGGCGCTGCCAGGACGAGGGGATCCTTCCCGTAAGGGGCCACACGATCACGTTCCATAAATGGTTCGGAATGCAGTGTTGGCTCCACTGCGAGATCAAGACTCCACAGGGGCCGCGAAACATCGCGGTCCTCGCTGTGGAGGCTAAGATGCGGCTCTACAACAAAGAGCAAGTGAGGAGTGTGTGGAATTCCACCTTCCGAGACCTCGTCTCGGAATACCCACTCGGTCTCATGATCGAGGTAGAGTGGGATGCTAGGAAGAAGAAACACACCCTAAAGGAGGGACTCGGTGAGTACACCCCTCTCCCTCAAATGGGTACCCAGAGCGGTGGAGAGCTTTCAGCGAGCCCTGCTCGGTGATCTCTACGCCTGGGACTTGAAGCCGCAAGTGGACCCCCTTCGTTGGGTGTTCCACTTGCGGCTTCACCGGAGAGTGCGCAAAGAGGAGGTCGCTTTTTTTAGGTCCCTATTGAAGGAGTGGTGCGAGGCCAATGACGCCGTATACAAAAAGTCCCACTGGAGTAAGTGGGACTTTAAGGCGCTGATTTTGATCAAAGGACTCGGTCCAGTGCAGGACAACACGCCCTTCAAGAAGGACGCTACTCGCCCTCGTCGTCGCCAATAGCGGGCTCAGGGCAGGCCACTTCCTGCAGCTTTGCGATCATCAGCTTTTCGACTTCCCGGCACTCCGGTCGGTTCGCGCTGCTTTGCCCGTACTGAATGCAGGTAGCCCACTGACACTCTACCGTCGTAGGGTCTCCGCCAACTTCTGTGCGGCACTGGACTGGGACATCTGCCAGCGTGCTGCGGATCTCCGCATCAATCACAATCGGCTTGGTGGCATTCTCTAGAATGACTGCCTGGCCCGACTGCAGCGCCTCGATGTTGTCTGCCTGCGCTTCAATCGCCTTGGCAGTAGCCTTTGAATGCGCGGCACCGCTAATGCCCACGCCAGTACCAATGCCCGCACCAACCCCAACAAGGATGGCAATAACAATTGCAGTAACTGGATCCATCTTAAGTCTCTCCATCTTAGCCTTCGTCGAGGCAAGCATCGACCAGGCCCAAAAAGGAGGACGTGTAGTGGTCTAGATTGAAAAATGGAGCGTCCAGAACGCCCCGAGCACGAACACCCAGAGACTTGAGCTCCGGGACAGTGGCTGCGGAGAACTTAGAGGAGTCCCCGAAGTGGTCTTCGATGATCTCTGCTACCAGGCTTCGGAAGTCCGTGTGGCGCGTACGAAAGAACTGGTAGATGAGATCATCTCCTCGAGTGACGATCTCTGCCTTGAAGTTTCGGCCCTCGTACAGCATACGAGGGGGAACGTTGAAGGCAACCTCATGTCCCGGCTTTGAGCGATCGGGATCTTGCATAAAGTCAGGCGTACTCATCAGTTCGGTACCTCTGCAATGACGGTGATTCTGTGAACGGCATTTCCGACGAATACTAGGGAGACCCAGTTCGCGTGGTCAACTGGAATGCTGAACACGTACTTGCCGCCGGCGACATTCATGTCCGAGCTCTGTAGCTCAGTCGCGTCGGGCTCGCCAAGCCGAGACTCCCGAACGTAGATATCTAGCTTGGAGTTGTTACTCGCCACTACCGTGAGCCAAAGGGTAAGAGACCCAGAGTTTGCTACGTTGATGGGCTGCGTGTACGATCCCGAAGCAATGGCCGTGGCGATATTGGTGACGCCAGGCGCAGCCCCCGTAGTACCGTCCGTGCCGTAGACTACCGCGCCATGGTCCACCGTTGCATCCGAATGGAACACCGTGAACATCCCAGAGCTGTTGACCGTGTGGTCTAGCGTGGACAGGGGGATGTTGTTGGCATTGGCGAAGGCAACGAGATCGTTCTCCGTCCGAGTAGTTCTTGCTTTGATGGTCATTTTTGTGCCCCGGAGGTAAGGATTTCGTCGCGAGACCTATTGCTAACAGATCCCGCAGGTGCAAGCTCTAGAAGGCTGGGAGGCTTGGCCTCGTTATGTAGGACCTTGAACTTCTCGAACTTCTTCAGGGTTTCCTGCAGTGCAGAGTCCCCCGCCTGAACGCGCTCGTCGATTCTAGCAAGTCCGCGAGCCAATGCCGAGAGCATCTCCACCTTCTTCGTGGATAGCGGCAGTGTTCTGGTCTCCAAGAAGGTGTGGTACAGCTCTGCCTGCACCTCCATCATGATCTTCTTGCCGTCCAGCTGCTTCTTGACGCCGATGCGGTACATCGC